GTACAACGACTGCCGGATTTGATTGGCTAGATTCTGGCTCGAAGCATACCGCGCGTATTGGCCCAGCGCGTTGGTGATTGCGTTGGCCGCACCGACGTCGCCCGCTGCTCTTGCTGCACCGATGTCGGTCGTCAGGCCGCCTGCGGTCTGGCCGTACTGGCCTGCGTAGCCAGCCTGCCCTGCTGCCGCAGCTTGACCCGTGCCCATCAAAGCGCCCAGCGGCTGCAGACGGTTGACGCGCTCGGTCTGGTAACGATTGAAGGCGTTGCCATACTCCTGCGAGGCAAGGTCTTGGCCGTAGCGCGACAGCGCCTTACCGGTTGCGCCCGACAACAGACCACCTCTGGCCGCGCGGCTGGCCTCCAGCGCCTTCATGCCTTCTGACAGCCGGAACGCGTAGCCGGGGTCGGCCTGGAAGTCTTGCATACCAAACGGGCGTGCGTACTTGCCGTATTCAGCGCCTTGCGTGCCGCCAGGCAAACCCAAAAGCGTCAGCAGTTGATTCTGCGCGGTGATGCCCGCCGTGCGGAACGGCTCTTGCAGCGCCTTTTGCTCGTTAAAGATGTCACGAGCAAGCTGACGCGCTTCGGCTGCCGAGCGAGCCTGCGTTTCAGCGGCTGACTGCGCGGCCTGCGAGCCAGTGATGCCGCTGATGAGCGACGCCAACGGCACGCCGTAGTCTTTGGCAAACTTGGCGAGCGCATCAAAGGCGCCGGTGCTTAATCCAGCAACAGTTGCAGCGCCTGCTACACCTGTAGCCGCGCCAGGCAAGTTTGCCCCTAGCGATTCAGCAGCAATTTGTTCGTGATTAAGCGCTGGTGCCAGTGCGTTTGTTACCGCAGTGGTCGCGGCGGTGGCGGGCGTAAAAACACTTGACCCCGATACGCCGGTGGCGGCGCCCGGAACATTTGCGCCTAACGATTCTGCTGCAATTTGCTCAAAATTTAACGCAGGCGCTACAGTCCCAGCACCAGCGGCCCCAGCACCAGCGGCCCCAGCACCAGCGGCCCCAACACCGGCAGGTACGCCACCTAGCCCAGCGTCCAACGCAGCTAATGTTTCGGGACTAAGTGCGTTAGCGCCGGCTGCGGTAGCTGCAGCGGTAGGGGCAAGCGCGTTCGCTGATGTAGCTGCTGCGATCTGTTCAGGAGTTAGCCCTAAAAGAGAAGCCCCTAGGGTATCGCCCGCCAACGCCGACGGCGCTGCCAACGGTGAAGCAATTACAGGTGACGCTGTAGCGACCGCAGGCGCTGCTGCTGCAACAGCAGGCGCGCCGGTATTGGCGGCTAGCTCGGGCGCAATCAATTCGACTGCGGTAGCCTCGGGCACGGCAGCCCCGGTCGCGGCGTCAAAGAACAATCCCTCGCCTCCGTAATACATGCCAGCTAGTGCAGCAGCGGCTTTGATGGCGTCAGGATGGACGCCTAGCGCGTTGGCTACCGGGTCAACTACCGTATCGGTCAGCCCGCCTACAACGCCACCTACGCCGCCTAGCAAGCTAGCAAAGAAGCCTGTGCCGCGACCGGGCGTTACATGTTGAGATAGAAAAGCAGTTCGTTCGTTGGTGCCAAGGTCTAATCCTGGCTCCAGACGTTTTAGCAGATCAACCGATATGCCTGCGGCGCGTGCGGCTTCCTCTGGCGTGATCTGTTTTGTCCCAAGCGCGCCGCCGATGATTTGACGATACTCTGGCTCCGTACCGTAAGGCGATTCGCCCGATACGTAATAACCTGGATCGTAGTAAATGAACTGGTTTTTTAGCGCAGCTCGTACCTGTTCTGCGGTTTGCTCGGCCATGCCGCTCTCCTAGCTTATTTCGCGCCCGCTTACGCGGAAGTTCATAGACGCCGCAAGGCTGCCAAGCGTCGAAATAGAATCGCCGGTGTTCAAGATGTGCCCTGCAATCTCAGGAAACGTGTAGGTCTCAGACGGCTGCAAAGTCTTGGTTTTGACGATCAGGTTGCTGTCGCCTGCGCCCTGCCCCGCTGGCACCAGATTGACGCTGATTGTACGCGCAGCCGAGCTGTAGTTGGTAGCGGTCATCTTGTCGATGATGACCGCCGTGACTGTTGCCACGTACTGCGTCGTCTGGACCTGCTCGACCGACTTGGCTTCAACCAGCGTTCTGGCATTGATAGGCATATTACAGCTCCGCAACCGCTTGCCAGTGAATTGAGTAACCGTTGCCTGCCGTAACTGCAGTAGAGCCGGTGACCGCAAACGCGCTATCGCCAATGTTTGCCGTAGCCGCAGTTGGGGTGGTAGTGTTTAGCGACCAGTTAGCTGTAGCAGAATCCGGCGCGTAGGTGGTGATTGTTGGCGCTGCTCGCTTTGCCACGGCGAACGTAACGGATGTAGAAAATGTTTGGTTGACCACTTGTCCCGTGGCGTACGCCGCACCTAAAGTTACGCCGGTATTTTGGGCGGGAGCCGTAGCGTACGAAAATGATTTTTCGTAGTACCGCTGGCACATGCTTAGTTCTACGCCAAACGGGCGGTGCTCAAACGGCGTAGGTGTGTTGCCAACTTCCAGTTGCACGCCTGTAATCGCAAAGATGTTGCCGATGGTGTCCAGCACATTGACTTGTGAAGAAGTAGCTAACGCCCAGCCAGACTGCCAACTGCCCGCTACGCCTTGTCGAGTCGTACCGCAGTAAAGCGTCCAGCCCACAGTCAATCCACTACCGTTGGTCCAGTCCCAAGTCCCGGCGGTAATCAAACCGTCTATGATTGTGATCTCTTTATACTCCCACGTGTTTGCAGCAGAAATGTTGTATTCCGCCACGTAGTAACGGTCAGCACTGGGGTAGTCGTTGTTATAGAACGCCACGCAGTGAGTGCCAACTTTAGCCGACCTAACCCAAAACGAAAGCGTAAAAGTTTTGCCGATTAGATCGCGAGCTGAGTAGCCTTCAATTTTTTGAAGCAACGTCCAAAGTTCTGACGCGGTGACAGTGGGGTCAGCGGTAGCCACAGTACAACGGAGGCTGTACGGAAGCGTCGGCTCGCTGGCTGGACCGTCAAGAGATTGTGTGACCGTTACCGACGCTGCGGTTACGGCAATCCGCGAGTACCGATCAAGCGTGTAATTAGCGCCGAACCCGGTGTTAACCGTAAACGAAGTGCCGCGCTGAGCGATCTCCATCGCCCCGTTGATGATCTTGTTGCGCAGGCCCGCAAGCTGACCGCCGTTGTACGACTCACCAACGATAGCGCCGCCGGTGACGTTGCCCGTTAGGTTGCCGGTCACGTTACCAGTCAAGTTGCCCGTGACGTCGCCAGTAATGGGGCCGGTAATCGTAACGCCGCTGATGTTGCCGCCAGTAATCGTAACGAAGTTAGAGTTCTGCGTGGACATGGTGCCCGCAGACGTGATCTGGTCCACCGTGTACTGCGTCACAGACGCGGCGTTTTGCACCACAAACTTGTACGCTTCACCGGCAAGCAGCCACACATTCGCTTCACCGCGTGCGTCCAATATGATCGGGTTGGTGTTGGCCGTTGACTGCGCAGCGGTCGTGTAAGTCGTTTTAGGTGTAGTGGTGCCCGCAATATAAGTGTACAGTTTGCCCCCAACCAACGGATTGCCGTTAGCGTCGAGAAACTGCAATTTTGGGGTCGGAGAAATCGTAGCCATGATCGACCTCAGATATTGTTCGTGACGGTCAAGATGATTGAAGGAATAGCGGGTACTGGCGCCACTGCAGGTTCTGTCAAGATGATGCAGGACGTATCGTCAGTAGACCACATTAGCTCAAAGTAGTCGCCTGCGTTCAAAAACTCAACAAAATTCCACGCCGCAACAACTTCAGAGTTATTGCCTTGGATGCGGATTTGTGTGGCAGAGTTGGCTACGTCAATGCCGTTTACGCGGAACCAGATAAACACCAACCCAACGCCGCCCGAGGTTTTGTCGAGCTGCGCTGAAAATTGAATGTTGTAGAATCCTGGCCGGTCAACATAGATGCGCGACGTTGGCGTGCCGATGGTCACGCCGCGCTGGAAGCCGACCGTGTTAAAGGTCATGCCGTAGGCAGTGTTGATGGCCGCTGCGGTCTGCGTGGTGGTGTCGTAGAAGTACCCGTATCGTGTGTTGACAAGCTGCGGCGTGGAAATCGCCGGAATGGTCTGCACATCTTCCAACGAGAACTGGTTTTGCCCCAAGCCCAACAGCGTGAACGCGTTGTTGAAAAAGCGATACCACTCGCGCTGCATCACGTTGTCCGGCCCTTCAATGACCGGCACCCGCGCGGCGGGGATGCGCGTGATGTTAGGCATTGGTGCCGCTCACAATCAGTTCAGCACCCATGATGGCGACGTTGCCAAAGCCAGACCCACTGACTTCGTAAACGCGGTCGCGCAGCTTCATCGTCATGCCTAGCCGACGCCAGATAACGCGCCTACCGGTCTGGCCTTCGTAACCCATCGACACCGTGTGTAGGTTAGACCACGTGTGACCGCCATCATCAGACCAACGCAGGCTGGCGTTCATTTCTGCCGACGCGCCTGTGGTGCTGATTTCGGCTACTGTAGAAGTCGCCGCCTCACAATCAAGCTGCAGGCTGTGCTGCGCCGTGCGCTTCAGGTTGTTTGCATCAGACGGCAGCGCCCGCCACGACCGTAGCCAGACCTGCCGACGCGCGTTGGTAAACTCGTTGTTAAAGTATGAAAAATCGTAAAAGCCAATCTCAGGCAGCGTGTCGTGCCCGACGTATACACGCGTGCCAAGTGTCGCCATGCACGTAGGCGTGTGCCGATTTAGCTGGCCGGTTGTGTCTGAGACATACCCGCGCTGATGCCACATCTGCGTAGACGCGTCGTACACCCACGTGACGTTTGCGGTAGGAAACGTCAGCACGTAGAACATGTGCCCGTCTTGCTGGTACGTGTAGGCAATCGCGTCCGAAATCGTGCTGTAGCTCTGGATAGCGTACTCAATTGCGTGCGTCGATATGCGCTGCGGCTGATAGCCTCTAGCGCGGTACACCATGCCAAATCCGCGAGCGTCGGTGCCCAGCCAAAAGACGCTGTTGTCCATCTTGGCAATTGAATAAGGTGCTGCGCAACCCGTTTCAAGAAACGCGCCTTGGATGGGCGCAAGCGGGTAATCAGGCTGGCCCGCGTCGTACCAGACCTCGGTCGAGTTGTTGCCAAAAATCCAGATTTCTTTGTGGTCTACGATCAGCGACACCACGTTGTCCGGCGACGCCTCGGCGCTGGCAAACGACAGCGGGTCAACGCTGGTGCCATCAAACAGTTCAGTCACCCACACCCGTTGGCTGTTGGGTTCGTTAAACACAAAATAGCCGTTGATGTAGCCCACGGTGACAGCGCCGGGGAAGTCAGGGTCGCCGATCTGGGCAAACGCGGTCGTATTGATGTTGTAGATGTAGCCGTCTGGATTGGCCGCGATAAAAATCTGCACGCCGTTGTCCACCATGCTAACGGGACCAGTGCCTGAGATGCTGGAGCTAATTGTAGTGGGCGTGACGATGCTAGTGCCGATCCCTGTTAGTGAGATAAACCGCGTGCCCACCACCGCGTACAAGACGTTCTTGACTACCCACATGCCGCGAACAGCGCCGGTCCCACCTAAGTTAAAAACACCCTGAATCCCCGGCACTCGTTGAAAGTACGCAGCCGTCTTGCCGCCATCCGGCGTAGACTCGGGGTACATGTTGATGAGCCGGTTGTCCGCAGCGTTGATGCTGCGGGCAACATAAGCGGCGCCGAGGATAGGCGACTTCATACTCAGAAATTGCCCGCGTAGATGTTGTAGCGTTGGCGCGTCCCGACGATGCTATATGGGATTGCCATAATGTCGTCGGGATTGTTGATGCGTTTTATATTACGCTTGGACGACATAGCAATTCGCTGCACTTGCCGGGACGGCTCAACACCAAACTCAGGCGCTAGTTCACACGCCAAGTTGTACCGAAACGCTCGCAGGTAGCCTGGCGGGAACGCTAGCGTAGTAGAAAAGTTAGCTGGCTGCGACAGCTCTTCCACCGACACAATGTGAAACTCCAGCACCCGCGTCGGTACTGGATAGATATACATGTCAATGTTGGGGTAGGTCATGTTGACCCACATGACTTGCGGGTAGGTGCTTCGCACCGTTTTTAGCGCAATCCCGTTGTACTGCTGCTGGTTGATGAGCTTTAAACCGTACGAGACGCCGGTGGACGGGTCTTTGAAGTACGTCGAGTCATCAATTAAAATGGGCCGGTTGCCGACAAAATCACCTGTCGGCCCCATCGTGCGGCTGATTACGGTTGCCGGCCAACTGAAGATTTGATCTTGCGTTGAGAAAACCGACAGCCGCTCGGTGTTCCACGACTCGATCATCTGGTTCATCGCAACCAGAGAATCGGCAGCGGTTTCAGACGACGGAAGCTCGCCTTCCGCTACAACACCCAGCAAGCGCAACGCGCCGGTGATGAGTTCACCTGATGTAACCTGATTGCCGCTTAATGTTAAAACGGTCATAGCATGTCCTTAGTAAGCCACTTCCACCGTTTCCAACTTGCACGCCCAACGAATCGTCGTTGAAGCCTGACCCGTCACCGTTACCGCAAGACCGCCGTTTGTCGTGTCAGCAGCAACAGTCACATCCCAAGTTGATGCGCCCGCGTCTGCCTGTTGCGAAGCGACAATTGACCCAACTACAGTTGTCGATGCAGCGTTCGCGCCGCGCTTAACCGTAGCAGACATAATCCAAGATTTTGTGTCGCCCGCGCCGGTGACGTTAGCAATAACATAGCCAAAAACATAGGCCGCAGAGTTGTTGGCAAGGATAAGCTGATTGGTTGCGCCTGCGGCGTTTGCGTCCGAGCTAAGAATTGTTGGCGTGGCATTTGTCGTTTGCCGGCCAAGAATTACTAGCCCGCCCTGCGACACGCCGGCTGCAGCAGCAATCGGAGAATCGTGTGAAGGAAATGCTGCGTACCCGATAATTCCTCGGGTTGTGCCGTAAGCACCGCCAAGTACAGCGCTATTTTTAGCGTCTGCAAGATTAGCGTACCCGCTTAATACAGAAGCATACGCGCCAGACACAACATTAAGTTCACCGCCACCGTTAAACGTATAGTTGCCGGATGCTGTGATGTCTTGTCCACCAGCAATCGTTGCGTACTGCCCTGACGCAGCATTAAACCGTCCGCCGCCAATCGTTGCTTGGGAGTTTGTCGCAAGGTTGCTCGATCCACCCGCAACAGTTGATTGGTTGCCAGTTGCCTGATTGCTGCTACCACCGCCTACAGTAGATGCAATACCGGTGGCTTGATTGAAAGAACCTCCGGCGACTGTAGAGTCAAAGTTAGATGATTTGTTGTTCTCACCACCACCAATTACCGCTGCGGCCCCACTTGCAACCTGATCGGCAGCAGCGCGTTTGGTTTGCCAATCAACAGCCCAGCTCCCGCGTTTGTTACCGCCCGCAGCCGTTCCTGTAGGCACCTGCCCCAACAGCGCGCCTTGTCCTTTTGGGACCAGCGCAAGGTCACCGCTTGCGGTGCTGACTTTTGGCTGCAGCGACGCAGCGTTGACCAGATTGTTGGGCGCAGTTGTGTACGTGGTGTACGTAATGCCTAGCGCGTCTGACGGATCGTTAAGCGATACCGTGAGCGTTTTGGTGTTATACCCGTTAGCGGTGATGACAACGGTGTAGATGCCGTTGGCAGCAAAAAACAGGTAGCGTCCGTCTAAGCCCGTGGTAATCGGGTTGGCTTGAGGGACGACAAGAAGCGGGGATAGGAAGTAAGGTGTACCGTTGCTTGCCAATACTTCGGCAGCTACCGGTACTGAAGAATCATAGATAGTAGCAAGCGCGCCTGTGGCGTCGTAG